ATGCTGCTTGATGATGGCAAGATTATGCGTGTGATGTTGATGAAGGATTGATTCAATGACCACTAAGCGAGAAAACATCCTTGCTGCCATCAAGACTGTGCTCACAGGCACTGCTGGGGTAGGTACAAGGATTTATAGAAGTCGTGTGGAGCCAATGAGCAGGGCAGAGTCGCCTGCAATTGTTATTGAGCCTATTTCTGATGATCCAGTTCAGAACACCAGCCTTCCAACGCTTGACTGGACTTTAAGGGTAAGGATTGTTGTATTTGAAAGAGCCTTGGTTCCTGATCAGGCCGCAGACGACACTATTGAATCTCTGCATAGCAAGATGATGTCGGACCTTACGTTGGGTGGTTACGCGATCGACGTACAGCCAGCTCAGACTAGTTATCAGCTGTTGGAAGCAGACCAGCCAGCTGGTGTGATCTCCTGCGAATTTGAAATTCGATATCGCACGCAAGTTGCTGATTTAAGTCAGTAATCCTTTCGGGCTACGCTGAAACCTAACCACGCTCTCCATTTACCATGGCAGATGAACACAGTGGTCAAGGCGGGAGCTACCTGCTGGATCCCGAAACAGGCGTTCGCACTTTAATTATGCGCACGCTTCCACCACAACCATCACAGGGAACATCCGATGGCACTGCTACTGCGCAAACGCCTGATTCTGATCGAGACGGAGTCGAGCTACGGGTCGGAACCAAGTCTGGACGGAGCCGACGCGGTCCTAGTAAGGGATCTGAGCATCACACCTCAGTCGAGTGATGTCGTTAGCCGCGACCTGATTCGTCCTTATCTAGGCGCTTCACAACAGCTGCTTGCTAACACCAAAGTTGAATGTACTTTCAGCGTTGAATTAGCGGGTTCTGGTGCTGCCGGGACTGCTCCTCAGTACGGCAAAGCAATTCAAGCTTGCGGGTTGAGCGAAACTGTTGCGGCTGGCACTTCGGTCACTTACGAGCCGGAATCCAGCAACTTCAATAGCATCACCATTCACTACAACATTGATGGCGTTCGCCATAGAGTGACTGGTTGCAGAGGCAATCTGACTTTGAATGCAACTGTCGGCGAGATTCCTTCGTTGGATTTTGCCTTCACTGGTATTTACAACGCCCCTAGTGACGCTACGTTGCCAACGCCGACTTACGCCAATCAAGATGATCCTGTGATCTTCAAGAATGGCAACACAAGCAGCTTCCAACTGTTGTCATACGCAGGAGCTTTGCAGTCCATTTCTATGGATCTGGGAACTTCCTTGGTTTACCGCGAGCTTGTAGGAGGCACTAAAGAGGTGTTGATTACGGATCGTGCCGTATCAGGTTCGGTTTCGATCGAAGCTGTGTTAACGGGAACGAAGGATTTCTTTGCTTCTGCAGTTGATGACGATGCGGCATTAGGCAATCTTCAGTTCACCCATGGGTCTGTTGCAGGCAACATTGTTAAATTCACTTCTGCGAAGGTGGACATTGGCGATGTTTCTTATGGAGATCAAGACGGCATTGCGATGCTTGAGATCCCTTATGTGTGCGTCCCTGACTCTGCTGCCAATGCTGAGTTTGATCTGATCTATACCTGATCAACTCGTTGTTGTGATTTTGGGAGCCTTTTCAGGCTCCCTTTTTTTGTGTAAGCTAATTCTGCTTATGCACTTACCCAATGGCTTTTGTACGTAAAAAGGTAAAGACTTTCAAGTGGCCTGTCGAAGTAACAGAACCAAGCGAAGAACGTCCAGGCGAATTTGACAAGTGCGAATTTACGGCTGTCTTCAAGAGAGTGAAGATGTCTGAGATCAGCAAGCTCAGCGAAGATGAGGGCAATAGTCTTTTGAAGAAGGTTCTTGTTGGATGGGAAGGCATCCAGGACGAGAATGGCAAGGACGTGCCGTTTTCTACTAAAGAGCTTGAGGAGTTCTGTGAAGATGTCGACTGGTTGAAAGCTGTTCTCAATAGCTACACAAGGACTTACGGGGAGGCTCAAGCGGGAAACTAAAAGAAGCTGCGATTTATTGGGCGTCTGGTGGCAAACAGATTGAAGACAAGACAAAGGACGACGCAGCTGCCTTTGGATTGAAGCTGCCAGCGCCTAAGACGAAGTCAGAAGAATCTAATAATTTTGAGGTTTGGGATGAGAACTGGGACATCGTCATGATGTTTCTACGCATGCAGACCCAATGGGAGGTCAGCATGTCGGGCTACGTTGGATTGAAATATGACGTGCTGCTGGTTTCCGGCGGGCTTTTTGACCTATATGATGTGGAGAACCGTCGTGAAGTGCTAGAGGGTCTCCAAGTTATGGAATCCACTGCGCTAAACGAATTTAGTAAGAAATCAGATGGCTAAGAGCGTTGCTGAACTACAGATCGCTCTTGGCCTTAAAGGCGTCAAGGCTGTTGAGGAGCTAAAAAGCCAACTGCGTGCTCTTGGTAGCGCCGCAGATGTTTCCAGTCAAGATCTTGGGAAGATAGCAGCTGCAGTCAAGAGGTACAGCGTAAAAGGTGGAGAGAGTATTGGTGTAATTAAAGGGCAAGTCACTGCACTTAAAGGATTACAGCAGCAAGTGGCGATCAACAGTTCTGCTTTTCAGAGGCTAGGAAAAGATATTGCAAAATATGAGTCAAAGTTAAGGTCAGCAGAGCAAGCTGCAGAAACAAGTCAGGCTGCAATTCGTCGTCGAGGTAGTTTTGTTAAGGCAGCGCCTGGAAGGTTTCTTGAGCGAGAGGCGTTTCTAAGGTCAAAACCCTCAGAGGAAGCTTTTGGTGAACAGGGCGAACTTCGACCTGAGTTTGTCGCTCAACAGAGCCAGCTTAATGTTTTAGCTGAAGCCCGTATTAGGCTTGAGAACAGGGTTGAGGCGCAAATCAGAGCCGTTACTAAGGCTCAGGTTGATAACAACCCAAAAATGAGAACAGCCGCCGAAATTGTTGCAACTTACGGTGGTGAGCTGAATGAACTGCCTCGCACGGCAAATAACGTGCAGATGGAGCTGAGGGAGCTTAAGTCTGACTTCCAGAATTTAACAGTAGGCGGAAAAGATTACATTGCGACCTTACGTCGTATCAACCAGCTTCAGGGACAGTTAGATGATCCATTCGGTACGGCTGCAAGGAAGCAGCAAATTCGAAGTCGATTAGGGAAGCAGCAACCACTCGGTATGTTGCCCTTTGACGTTCCTGTCCAAAAATCTATCGAGCGCAATCGAAGGAAACGTGCCCAGAAGTATGGCGGTTTTGCTGGGGGCGGTTTAGCAAATCAACCAGTTCAAGCCTCTGGGTTGTTTCAGCAAATTGCAAGTATTAGTCAGGCCGGTCCTAAGGCTGAGCTTGACATGATGGGAAAAAGCTATCAGCAAGTCGCTAATTCAATAAAAACTGCCACTCTTGCTTCAAATGGCAGCATCAATAGTCTTCAGGCGCAAAGAGCGAGCTGGGCATCTTTAAGAGCTGGACTTGATCCGGCAAGTCTTAGTTACCGAAAAGTTGGTAAAGAGATAGATGCGGTTGACAGAAGACTTGAGAAGTTGAACAGGAAAAGAGGTTTTTCCGCTAAAGGCGCAGCACAATCTCTTGGAGCTGTTGCTGCTGGTGGAATTTTTGGTGGGCCAGAAGGCGCAATTGGTGGTGCTATTGGCGCTATTGGAGGGCCTGCTGGAGCTGCGGCTGGTGCTGCTATTGGCGCTCAGGCAGGAATTTTGCGCGAGTCATTAGGCGCAACAGCTGATTATGCGGCAGGATTGCAAAAGCTTGAAATTGCTTTACAAGGTGTAGCTGGAGCCGGATATACAGATGCGTTGAAAGCGGCAGGACAAGTAACTAAAGAACTGAATGTCCCGCAAGAAGTTGCTATCAAAGGCATTACTCGCCTTTCTGCAGCTGTTATTGGCGCTGGAGGAAGTGTTGCTGATGCTGAGGTTGTTTTCAAGAACGTAACAAGTGCAATTAAGGCGACTGGAGGTGGCGCTGATGATGTCCAGTCAGCGATAACTGCAATGGTGCAGGTTTTCTCTAAGGGCAAAGTTAGTGCAGAAGAACTTTCTGGCCAACTTGGTGAACGTCTGCCTGGCGCCGTCACCAAATTCGCGGAAGCCAATTTTGATGGTGACATGATTGCGCTTCAGAAAGCACTTAAAGACGGAACTGTTGGTTTAAATGAATTGATGAAATTCATCCTTGAACTTGGGGATGAATATTCTGATACCGCTAAAAAGATTGCTGATAGCAGTGCTGATGCAGGCGCAAGATCTCAGGTTGCGTTTAATGAAATCAAGATTGCGGTCGGAGAGGCGCTGCAGCCTGTTGGTGCTGAATTGCAGCTTGCATTTGCCAAGTTTGTGACCGACATACTTCCGTTGCTAAAGGCTGGTGCGATAGCGGCGGCAAATGCAATTAAATTCCTGTTGGATGCGAGTGCATTCCTAGTTAAAAATTTCAAAGAGCTATCAATTATCGCTGGAGCCGCTGGCTTAGTTCTTGTTCTTCAAAACTTAATTGGAATTGCGTCAGCTCTTGGTACTGCAGTTGGAGGCTTGACGGTATTCGTCAAAGGTTTGAATCTTGCAATGCTGCTGAACCCTGCAGTTGCTTTAGCAGCAGGCTTTGCAGCGGCTGCTGTAGCTATTAATAGAGCAGCCACAGCAAATGCAAGATTTAACAAGTCAGTAATGGAAGGCAAGACTCCAAGGAAGGAGGCTGAAGACAAACTCAGAGGTCTTAATGAAAAGATTAAAGAGCTAGATGAAAGAATGGAAAAAGAAAGTAACAATCGGATGCTGGCTGCATTAAATAGGCAGTTAAAAGCAGCAAAAATTGCGGCTGATGATTTGTCTCTTGCAATGGAGCTAGCTACTTCGTACGAAGTTTCCGGCATTACTTACGATCGAATGACCGGTTTACCAATAAGTGGGCACGAAGAAAAGCCGAAACTGACGAAGTTTGCCCCACTTGTCCCAGAAGGTGGCAGCGGCACTGGCAGTGAAAAAGTCAAGATGACAGCATTCGAGTTGGAGCTTCGAGATCGCATCAGACAGGCCACGCTTGATGAGAATGATCTTTTAGTCTCCCAGCTCAACACAATTTTAGCTATTCAACAAGCAGACCTTGAGAAAGAAGACCTTCTTGCAAGAGAAAATGCAGCTCGGGATGCGGTTTTTAAGCACCTTGAAACCGTCAAGAAAATCAATCAAGAGGCACTTGAAACAGAGCAAGAAAAAGCAAAAGCTTTGAATGAAATCAAGCTAATAACAGGAGAGATTACTCAAGAGGAGTTTGATCAAGAGGAAATCCGGCAGCGAGCTATCGAGCTTACTAAGTTATTTCCTGGGGAGCTTGAAAAAGTGCGTTCTGCGCTTGAAGAAGCAGCAAGTCCTTTAGGCAAGTTCAAGCAAGGCTTAAAGGATGTCTTTGAGTCTGCAATGGACGTAAAGACTGCATTGGCCGAGGCTGGTGTGCAAGCTGTCTCTAGCTTTGGTGACGCTATCGTCGACTTTGCGGTAACAGGCAAGGCTGCTTTTGCTGATATGACAAGATCAATATTGCAAGATTTAGCGAAGATATTCCTTAAAGCTGCGCTGTTCAAAAGCATCTCTCTTATCCCAGGAGTTGGTGACTTCTTGGGTTTGAAGAATGGAGATGTTTTAGGCAAGAACGGCATTGTGCCTTTCGCCTCTGGTGGAATCGTTGATCGTCCAACTTTCTTTGAATACGGCAAAGGGGGTGCAGGTAATTTTGGAGTGATGGGCGAGGCGGGTCCAGAGGCGATTATGCCTTTGAAGAGAGGACCTGGTGGTCGTCTTGGCGTTGAAGTAACGAACCAAGGCGGGGCTGTAGAAGCTATGAATCGCTATTCGCGTAAGAGGAGTGGTTCCTCTTCTGGCGGATTGGAAGCATTAGAAAGCCAGATGGGCGAAGGATCCTTAGCAACAGCACCAATCGACGTTCGCTACAACGTGGAACGTATCAACAGCGTTGATTATGTAACCGCTGATCAGTTCCAGTCTGGGTTGCAAAGTGCAGCGGCACAAGGCGCACAACGCGGTGAACAGAACACGCTAAAACGATTACAGATGAGCGGTAGCACCCGCAAGAGAATTGGCTTATGACAAGTTTTGCCTTTGGCCATGCACTGCGAATAAAGCCTGAGCAAACAGAGCTTTATCGCTTTCAGAACTTTTTTATTGGCAAAGAAATTACGCACTTAAGTTCTGGATATCAGTTCGTGCCTTTTGGTTTTTCTGGCGTCACAGTCAACCGCACGGGTGATGGCCTAGAGGGAACGCTTGTTTTTCCAAACAACGACCTGTCTCGTTCTTGGGGAGTTAGCGCGATTGAAGGTAGCTGGCTCATGGAAGTTGACGTGCTGATCATTGAAGACCCAGATCCTGATACAGGCTTGGCAACAACAAACACGATCGCTCACACCTACACCGGCCAAGTAACGGGCGGGCAATGGGACAACACATCGTTAAACCTAGAACTGAGTTCAGTGCTTGATGCTGTTGGAACGGACGTGCCAAGGCGCACGTTGACGCAACGGATTGTGGGCAACTTGCCAGTGAGTAACAATGTCAGGCTGCAGTGATCTCATCGGGATGCCGTATCGGTTAGGTGCTGACGGCAGCGATGGTCATATCGATTGCATCCACCTTTGCTACAAGGCTTTAGACCACATCGGCATTGACCCGCCACCGTTTAAGCAGTCCTGGTACGAAGCTGGCAAGTGGGAAGTATCTCGTGATTTATTGAAGTGGGGTTTTCGGGTCAAGAAGCCTGAGTATGATGGGGATATTCTGCTGCTAGCGGAGAACTCTTGGACTTTCGCGGTGACATGGGAAAAGGGCATTCTTTATATTCAGCCAAAAACCGAAAAGGTGCAGTGGTCTTCGGTCCAACTGTTTACGACGTACCACTGCTTCCGTACGAAAAGCAGTTAATTGAAACGATTGGAATTACGGAAGAAGAGTATCAACTTTTTGCGTCTGAGGTAAGGCGGCGTGGCTACGTAAGACCGGCTGAATACGATCATATTCCTGATATTCAAAACACAATTATATTTGCTCCTGCTGCAGGTCTTGCAGCTAGTGGTTCGGGAGCATTGTTAGTTGGAGGAGCAGCTAAGGGTACGGCAGCGGTAATTGCTACTAACATCGCAATTGGTGTAACTCTTACAGGCATTGCATACCTGCTGACACCAAAGCCCAAGATGCCTTCGGCACCTAAGTCGGGTCGAGTTGACTTAGAAAGTATTACAGGAGCTAGCCGCTTTACCCCATCCAGGGGGTTTGAAACCATTAGCGAGCTTGCCGATTATTCCTCACCAATACCTATCATTTTTGGTCTGTACGACGAGGTTAGAAAAGTTGGCGGGATGTTGACCGTACCAAAGCTTGTCTGGTCGCGGATGCTTAGCCATGGCACACAACAGCAGGCAAGGCTTCTCTTTGTGGTTGGTGAGCAAGGTGTTAATAACAATGGTATCGCTCAACCAAAATTAGAAGGCATTTTTGTTGGCAACAATGCTCTAGATGCTATTTACGAAGATTTTTTTGCTTTTTACTGGAAGAAAGGGCTGACTGAAGGAGGCAATAACCGTGTCGTAGCTGGCGACTTTATCGAAGGCACGCGAGGCGATCTTGCTAGTGGCGACCCTTCAAATGAAAACGATGCAAACGCTGAAGTGTTTGTCTGTCCGACAAACGTCCAGGATCGTGATACTGCCTTTTGCCATGCGTATACACCCGTGAACAGCACGGAGTTTGGTGTTTATGGGCCGATACCAAATGGAACGGGGTATCGCCTGAATTATCAAGTTATTACCGTGCCTAGAGACAACATAAACGACAAAAAACAAAGAGTTGATATAATCAAGCGTTTAAAAATTATTGGTGATTTAAATTTAGGGCGCGATGGTGGTGATGGCCTTCCACCCGGCACTACGCCAAGTAGTAACGCAGAATATACAAAAATTGTACGAAAGCAGAAGCACGTAGGTGAAGGCCGTCAATACAGCCCAAGGATGGGAATCTTTAGCCTCAGAAGCCCTGGCGGATCACTTGTAACAGTCGACGGAAACTTTAGTGGGCAAAAATCAGCAGTGTTGAATGTAGAAAAAGAAGACGAAATAAATTTTATAATTTCTGCAACCAACATCCCTTCGGATGTTTACGAAAGTAGGGGAGATCAGCGAGGCGAAAAAGTTGATGACATTAATTCAACAGTTTTGTCTGAGCAACTTGCGGCAGACGACGCAATGCAGATCGGTGAAATCTTTGCTATTGCAGGCACGGTATGGAAAGTAAGAAAGCGCAGCTTGGCGCGTTTCAATCCTGACTCAAAGGATAAGGATTTAAACGGAGACCAAGTTATTAATCTTGTATGCATTGACACAAGTGAATCTTTGCAGAAAAAAATAGGTATTGTTAGCGAAAGTAAAGTTATAGCTCCAAAGACTTACATTGACGACTTGGCGGGCATCGGAGCAGGCTTTTTCCCTTTGACTAAAATTGCGACAGGCACGGTACGTAATAACAGACCTGCCATCGTTACTGAACTAGGGATTAAAAGCTCGGTTTTTCAAAACTTACAAGGTCTTTGTTCGTTTCCCGGTTTGCCGTCGTCGGACGAAATAAATGAATATGACGAAGACAACGTAAGGGTAAGCACGGGGACTAATACCTCATCGATAACTAGGTCATCGTCTTTCAATTTATATGTAAGGAAGGCAGGTGTTGATGCTAATGGGGACAGCTTTAAGTTTCAGCGCATGGAGCCTTTCTTCGCGATTGTTGGGGGCAGGCAGGTCTCGCAATACAATTTTATTCAGATAAGACATCCAGCACAAGAAGAGCTTGAGTATAAGCTTGTGCCTTTGCCTGGTGCTGAATTACGTGCTGTATCAGATGATCAAGAGTTTATTCAATTGTCGGCTTCGTCAGCTCGTCCATCTCAAGGCTCAAAGGAGGTAGTGAGAGAGTTTAGCGTTCCAGGAATTGGAATATTTAAAGTTGCAACAACTGGTTTCACAACAGTAAAAGAGTCTTTGCGTTTAAACAAAGAATTTATTAGAAAACCAAGGTTTACTTCAAGTTCAGGATCACAAACGACTCCAAGTGTTATCACAAGAGACATAACGTTGCCAAAGGATGGGGATGACCCTGAAAAACAGGTTAGTGCTATTGAGCATGTTGCAAATATATCAAACCTTAGTGGGGCGACAAGCGGCAGGAACGGTGCAATGACTTACGAAATTGCAGGCAACTCAGACTCTCCTCAATATAGCATTGGCTCAACAATTAATGTAACAACAAGAGAATATGTAGACCCAAACAATGTAAATCGTTTTGTAATTATTGAATGGACGTTGCAGAAAAATGAATTGCCTTCTGGTCATTATGCTCGTGACAATCGTAAGACTACGGTTTGGGCTCCAATAGCAACCAGGGTTGTATTTAGCTCTACGGATTTTAGCGCTGGGCAAGAGTTTGAAGTTAAGCGCGGAAACGGCTCAACAGCTGTATTCCCAAATGGAAGCACTGCTTACGACGACTTGAATCCATTTAGAAGCAACAACCCTGCTGGAACGTTGCAATGGTCAGGCCAAAAATTTCGAGTTACGGGTATCACGACGATTCCAACCGTATTTGGTCGAAACCAAGGTTTCTATTATCAGCTTTTTGGTAGCGCACAAAATTTTAGCATTGGCGAAAGCGCAAGTGCTGAAAAAACTTATACAGCACCTGGCTCAAAAAGCATTCGTCTTAAATTTGTTTCAACAGTAAAACAACAGGATGACCATTGGTCAGGTCAAACCCAAGGCTGGAATGAGCCAACTATCACTGTTGTAACTGGAGTCAGCACCAACGCCAACTGGAACGTAGGAGACACATTTGAAGCGTTAGAAAGTATCTCAACAGCTAATCCATATCGTACTGTTTACGCCGCAACCGGCTTTAGGGGAAGAATAGCTGAAAGGCAAACTGTTGATTTAAGCTCTACGGTTACTGGCGACGTAATTTTTGAAGAGCAAAGCCAATATGCAGACATTAGTTTTTATAGAAATTTAGTGCAGAAATCGAATGCCTCCGAGCCGGAGCATCAAGTTGTGTATGTAAATGAGATCATGCCTAACGAGCAAAAACCAGCCTTTAATAACTTAACTTTGGCAGGGCTTTCGTTGAGAGCAAGTCGAAATTTTACTCAACTTGATCAGATAAGAACATGGTTGGGCAGCGGGATACAAGTTGAAAGGTTGCACCCTGACTTAAGTGTTTATGGGTCTGGCGCTCAAACCCAAGGCCCTAGCAATCTGCTTACTGATTTAGTTTTTTACTTGTTGACTGACCAGATGGGTGGAGCAGGTGCAGTTTTACACATGACACCTGACAACCCATCTATAGTTAATAAGACCTTGCTTATTGAGACGTCAAAATTTTTAGCAAAGCAAGAGCTTTTCTTTAATGGTGTTATTGGAGAGATGACAAATCTGCGTCAATTTATCATGGATCTAGCTCCAAACTTTTTATGCAACTTTGTTCTTTCAGACGGTAAGTTCTCGCTGGTGCCTGCTGTTCCATACGTTCATGAAAGTGGGGCTATTAATTTAGGGGCCGTCGAGATTGATCAGTTTTTTACGGCTGGTAATATCCTTGAAGAATCTTTCAAGCTTGAGTACTTAAGTTCAGAAGAGCGTAGGCCGTTTAAGGCGGTCGTGCGCTATAGGCAAGAGGCTAAAAACAAACTACCGGAAGAAAGAGTCGTGGAGGTGAAAATTCCTGATTTGGCTGAGTTTGATCCAAATATTGACTTACTGCCTCAAGAGCAATTTGATTTTACGCAGTTTTGCACATCCAAGAGTCACGCAATAAAAGCTGCTAAGTATTTCCTTGGCATAAGACAGCTAGTTACACATACAATTAATTTCTCAACAACAGTCCATGGATTAAATTTAAAAGCTGGTTCGTTTATCAAGGTTGTTACAGAGTCAAGCCCGTACAGTTCTGCTAACAACGGGTCGATCAGCTCAACTGGCCAAGTCACTAGTGTTACGCCTTTAAGCGACGGCCAATACAACGTTTCTTACTTCCAAATCAATTCAGAGGATGTTGAGACTGGAACGATAAATGTCAGTGATGGGGTGGTTGCTGACTCAACGTTCCACAATTCTGTCTTTACCTTGACCAATCCTGAAGTGTCTCAAAACGTTTATGTTGTGGAGCAACTGACGTTTTCGCAGGAAGGCACTGTGGACATCGTTGCATCAGAGCATCCTTGCAACGATGATGGCAGCAGTAAGCTTGCCCACTTAATAGAGAAT